TGAAATTAAATGCAAGGCAGAAGTCTTTTTGTGAGTTTTATGTAGCTAGTGGAAATGCTACTGAATCCGCAATAAAGGCTGGGTATAAAGAAAAGTATGCAGGAGTAAATGCTGATAAATTACTAAAAAATACTAATATTTCTAAGTATATAAAAAAGATAACAGAAGAACATACCAATAATAGAATAGCCAAAGCCGAAGAAATACTTGAGTTTTTAACTGCAACTTTAAGAGGAGAAGTAACTGAAGAAGTTGTAGTTGGAGGATTTGGAAAATCAGCAACAGAAAAAATAAGTAAAAATGTAGATTTAAAAGATAGGTTGAAAGCCGCAGAACTGCTTGGCAAACGGTACAGGCTATTTACAGACAAAGTTGAAATTGAAGGGGTTGTACCTGTTATGATTGTGGGGGAGGATAGCCTTGAAGAGTAAAAAGATAAGACTTCCTGATTTAGTTGGAAAAGGGTATAAGGATTTCTGGAATTTCAAAGGAAGATACAGAGTCTGTAAAGGAAGCCGAGGGAGTAAAAAAAGCAAGACAACGGCGTTATTTTTTATTTATTCAATGATGAAATATCCTGGGGCAAACTTGCTTGTGGTAAGAAAAGTTTATCGGACGTTAAAGGATAGCTGCTTTACAGACTTGAAATGGGCTATAAATATATTAGGGGTACAGGATTACTGGTCAGTTAAGGAAAGTCCATTGGAGATAATTTATATTCCTACAGGGCAGAAAATATTATTTAGAGGTCTGGACGATCCACTTAAAGTTACTTCAATAACAGTTGAAACTGGAAATCTATGCTGGGCGTGGATTGAGGAAGCCTATGAGATAAACAAGGAGCAGGATTTTAATATGCTTGATGAAAGTATCAGGGGTACTGTTGAAGAACCTTTATATAAGCAGATTACACTCACGTTTAACCCCTGGAACGAACGGCACTGGCTCAAAAAAAGATTTTTTGATACAGAAGACGACAACATAATGGCAAAGACAACAAACTATATGTGCAATGAATGGCTTGACGAAAGTGATAAGAAACTGTTCGAGGATATGAAGAAAAACAATCCTAGGCGTTACCAGGTGGCAGGACTTGGTAACTGGGGAATTGTTGAAGGACTTGTTTATGAGAACTGGGAAGAAAAAGAATTTGATGTCAACGAGATTTCAAAACGTAAAGGCGTGAAATCAGCTTTCGGACTAGACTTTGGGTATACCAATGATCCATCAGCATTTTTCTGTGGGCTGATTGATATAGCGAATAAGGAAATTTATGTGTTTGATGAGATTTACAAAAACGCAATGAAAAATCGAGAAATAGCTGAAGAGATTATTAGAAAAGGGTATGGTAAAGAGAAGATTGTAGCGGATAGCCAAGAGCCTAAGTCGATTGATGAGCTTTATGATTTAGGATTGAAGGGCATAAGAAAATCAAGAAAAGGTAGGGATAGTATTAATAATGGGATTCAGTATATTCAGGATTATAAGATTATCATACACCCTAGATGTGTGAATTTCATAACTGAAATATCAAACTATATGTGGGATAAGGACAAGTTTGACAATCCAGTAAATAAACCTGTGGATGACTTCAACCATTTAATGGACGCAATGAGATACGCACTTGAAAGTTATTCAAAAGGCCCTACATTTTCTTTTGATTAAGGAGTAAGGAATGTTTGAATTTATTAAGAAATTGTTTAGGAGAAAATATAAGATGAGAGAACAGAATATCAATCTTAGCGAAGTTGAGAGCATTATAATGTGGCATTTTGCAAGCCAGAAATATAGGGAAATGAGAGACGGAAATAACTATTATCGTGGAAAGCATGATATTCTTTCAAGGCAGAGAACGGCAATTGGGGAAGATGGTAAATTGACAATAGTTCACAATTTGCCAAATAATAGAATTGTCGATAATCAGTATAAAAAACTGGTCAAGCAGAAAGTAAATTACATAATTTCTAAAACCCCAAGTATCAAAAGCGAGAACAAGGACTATGATGACAAATTGAATGAACTGTTTGACAAAAATTTTCTTAAAACATTGAAAAGAGTAACCACTGACGTCTATAACAATGGACTTGGGTGGTTATTTTTGTATGTGGATGAAATGGGAAATTTAAAATTCAAAAGGCTAAATTCAGTTGAGGTTATCCCTGTGTGGCTTGATAACGAACACGAAGAACTAGATTATGCAATAAGAGTTTACAGCCGGGAACTTTACAGAAATGGAACATATAATACTGAAAACTACGTTGAGATTTACAGAAAGACAGGCGTAGAGTATTACAAAATGAACAATACAAAACTTACAGCGGTCGAAAAGAAATCATACCTAAGTGTTGACAACAAACCATATAATTGGCAGAAAATACCGCTTATATGCTTCAAAGCCGACGAGCTGGAACAACCCCTGCTTAAAAGAGTGAAATCACTGCAGGACGCTTTAAACATGCTTATAAGTGATTTCATGAATAACATGCAGGAAGACAGTAGAAATACGATTTTAATCATTAAAAATTATGACGGTGAAAACTTGGGCGAGTTCAGAAAAAATCTTTCCACATTTGGAGCTATTAAAGTAAGAGAGGATGGAGATGTATCAAGTTTACAAGTTGAAGTGAATGCAGGAAACTATGAAAGCATTGTGAAACTTCTGAAAAAAACTATAATTGAAAATGGTGGCGGATTCGACAGCAAGGCTGACACTCTTGGAAATAATCCGAATCAGCTTAACATACGTTCGATGTATTCGGATATAGATTTGGAGGCAAACGATTTTGAAACTGAATTTCAGGCAAGTTTTGAGGAAATGATATGGTTTGTGGCAAATCATCTAAAAAATACAGGACAAGGCGATTTTCTTAAAGAAAAAGTGGAAGTAGTATTGAACAGAGATATTTTAGTAAATGAAAGCCAAGCTATTTCAGATATAAGAAATTCGGTTGGAATAATTTCGGAGGAAACACTTATTGCACAGCACCCTTGGGTAACTGATGTTCAGGAAGAGCTTGCAAGAATTAAGAAAGAAAAATCAGAACAGCAGATACAGGAACAGACTGATTATGCTAATTTTGATGACGATAAACATAACCACAACGGTGATTTAAATGAGTGATTATTGGAAAGATAGATTTGTTGAAGAGGAAAGCCGAGTTAATCAAATGGCCGCCAAAGAGATAAAGAAGCATCAAGCTGAGTACGATAAATCAATCACTAGGATAAATCAGGATATTGAAATATGGTACAACAGGATTGCTAAAAATAACGATGTAACATTGGCAAATGCAAAGGAAATGCTCAACAAGAAGGAACGCAAAGAGTTCAAATGGACTGTAGAAGATTATATCAAAAAAGGTTCAGGAGAAGACAGTTTGAAGTTTGTAAAAGAACTTGAAAATGCAAGTGCCAAGTATCATATAGAGAGATTAGAAGCTATGAAGCTTCAAGTGCGTGCTGAGATAGAGAAGTTGTATAATGATAATGGTAGTGGCTTCAAAAATTATCTAGGTAACTTATACGAGAATCAATACAACCATACGTTTTTTGAAATTGCAAAAGGTACCGGTATGGGCATCAATTCAAATATGTATAAACTAAATGATAAATTGGTAAATACTGTTATTTCTAACCCTTGGGCTTCAGACGGAAAACATTTTTCAGACAGGATATGGGAAGACAAGGAAAAACTTTTAAATGCTCTGCATACAGAAATGACGCAGGCTTTTATTCGTGGAGATAAACTTGATACATTAATAGAAAAAGTTGTTAAAAGAATGAATACAAGCAGAAGCAATGTGGCAAGGCTTGTCTATACTGAAAGTGCCGCCTATGCTTCTAAAGCTAGAATTAAGACTTATGAAGATTTGAATATTAAACGTTATGAAATTGTTGCTACTCTTGATAGCAGAACTTCCGAGATTTGCCAGGGACTTGACGGCAAAGTGTTCGAGTTTAAGGATTATGAGATTGGCACAACTGCTCCGCCATTTCACGTTAATTGCAGGACAACAACGGCTCCATATTTTGAAGATGAGGAGGAAGAGAAACGTGCTGCAAGGGATAAAGATGGAAAAACCTATTATGTTCCAAGTGACATGACTTACGACGAGTGGTTTAAAAAATATCAGAAAGATGAAGTTGAAAAAACTGGAAATGATGGTATAATTGAATTGACAAAACTTAAAGAGATTATGACAGGTAAAGATTACGAAGAATACAAGTCTATCTTGAACAAATGCCCCAATGAAAATATAAAAGCTCTGTATAACGAGCATTTTAACAGTTTAGATAAAATTGAAATCTTAGATGAATACAGAGGGAGTTTTACCCCTAGAGAAAATAAAATAGTATTTGGATATGCTGACGAAAAGTATATCAAACAGGGCAGTCACAAATTTGAAACATTGGCACATGAGGCAGGTCACTTTTTTGATAACAACAAATATTACAATGATTTGACTTATCTTGAAATAGAAGGAATTCAGAACAGCACTTTATTAAAGAATACATTTCCGAAAATACCCAGCTCAAGTGACATGTTTTTAGATGCGGTAAGAAAAGATATAGAAATTTTAAGGCAATCAACAAACGGATTTAAAAATTTTGGCAGTTTAAAAGAGAAATTGTCAACAACAGCACAAAGTTCAGGAGTTCAAGATTTTCTAGACGGGATATGTGATACTAAAAAAAGAAATATTTTTGGCTGGGGACACGGTAAAGGATATTACGACAGAGAGTACAACGCTGTTAAAAAAGCAGAGCGGCTTAATGATTTGAAAGATTTCTATAATAGTATAAGATATGATGTTAAAACGCAGCAAAAATTGAAAGATATAAGCAGAAATTACAGAACAGCCTCAGAAGTTTGGGCCAATATAACACAGGCAGTGACCTTGGAAAATGAAACAGGAAACATTAAGTTTATTGAAGAGTACATGCCTAATTCTCTGAAAACATATTTAAAAATAATTAATAATAGGAAGTAGGAGGTCAAATGGATAAAATAAAATACGACTATTTAGGCGGCGGTTTTGGATTTAATTACGAACACCCTAAACTTGAGGAGTACAAAAAAAAGATAGATCCAAATTTAGTTATTGAACTTCCTTATAGTGAAAAATATTTAGAGGAGGTTTTAGAAACAATAGAAAGGTCTTTGGAAAACGGTAAAGACTTTTATACTAATGCTCCAAATCACATAAAAAGAAAGATGGAAGAAATAGCAGAAATACTGGAAGATTCAGACACAATTATTTAAATATAATCACGGTTATTAATTTAATCGTGATTTTTTATTTTCGCCTTTTTAGAATTTGTAGGCGTAAAAGAACAAATCGGAAAAATAATCTCGTTGGCATACAACGTAAAAAATGAATGGGAGTGAATAGATTATGAACAAAGAAGATTTGTTGAAATTAGGTCTGTCAGAAGAGCAGGCAGAAAAGGTGCTGTCAGCAAATGCAGAACAGTTGAAAGGATTTATTCCAAAATCAAGATTTGATGAGGTAAATAATACCAAAAAACAGCTGGAAAAGGATTTGAAGGACAGAGATGTGCAGCTTGAGAATTTAAAAAATAGTTCTGGGGATTTGGAAACTATGAAACAGACTATTGAGAACTTGCAAAGAGACAATAAGGCTGCAAAAGATAATTTTGAAGCTGAACTTGCTAAATTTAAATTGGAAAGCGCAATTGACACTACGCTGCTTAGTTCAAATGCAATTAATACTAAAGCGGTTAAGGCTTTGCTTGATATGGGTAAAATCAAACTGGATGGTGAAGTTCTGATTGGTATTAATGAACAGATAGAGGCTTTGAAAACTGCTGAAGATAGCAAGATGCTATTTAAAACGGCAGAATCAAAACCGAAAGAGCCTAACTTTTCAGGAGTTAAACCTGGAGAAGGGAATACAAACAAAGGTACTGAGGAAAGTGCCGGGAAAATTAAAACTTATTCCGAGATGATGGCGGAACAAAATTAAAATTATAGGAGGATATATTTATGGCAAAAGCATTATTTGACGCAAAACATTTTAATGGCGAGGTATTCGGAAAATATGTCGATACCATACCAAAGACAAAAAGAAATGAGTTACTGAAATCAGGAGCAGTGAGAAATGCACCACAGTATGTGGATATGATGAATGAACAGACAGGAGGGTATTACGTAACAACGCCTTTATTCGGTAGAATAGGCGGAAAACCTGATAACTATGACGGTAAAACTGATATTAATTCAACGTCTATGAACACATTCTCGCATTCAAGAGTTGTTGTGGGTAGAGCAAAAGGCTGGGTTGAAAAGGACTTTTCACACGACATAACAGGCGGAGTTAATTTTATGGATCAAGTAGGCTTACAAGTATCAGAATACTGGGATGACATAAACCAGGATTTACTGTTATCAATTTTAAAAGGTGTATTTGCTATGACTGGGGCAGACAACGAAAAATTTGTTGATGGGCATACTTATGATGTTTCAAAGGAAACAGATGTGGCTAAGCAAGTGTTCAATGTTACAACATTAAACAATGCCTTACAAAAAGCTGTAGGGCAAAACAAGGCAAGATTTTCATTGGCGATAATGCACTCGCAGATAGCTACAAACTTGGAAAACTTGAAACTACTTGAATATTTAAAATATACCGACGCAGATGGAATAGAGAGAAATTTAACAATAGCAGCTTTAAATGGTAGACTGGTTTTGGTTGACGATTCTATGCCAACCGAAGAAGTGCCAAAATCAGGAAGTAATCCTGCCTACACAAAATATACAACGTATGTGTTAGGTGAAGGTGCTTTTGAATTTACTAATCCAGGAGCGAAAGTTCCATTTGAAATGTTCAGAGATCCAAAAACAAATGGTGGTCAAGACACTCTTTATTCGAGAGAGAGAGTATGTTATGCCCCATACGGAATTTCATTTACAAAATCAAGTATGGCAACATTATCTCCAACTGATACCGAACTGGAAATGGGTGCAAACTGGGAACTGGTGAACGATAATTCTACTGGAACAAAAACATATATAGATCATAAAGCCATACCTATTGCCAGAATAATTTCGAGAGGATAGAGTGGTGGCTATGGATTTTATCACAGACATCAAGGAAGATGTTAAAAAATATTTAAAGTCGATAGGCTATGAAGTTGTAGATGGCGACTTATTTTTATTGGATAACTCTATTCAGACAGTAAAATACTACATCTGTAATAA